CATTTGTTCATACCTTTTTTAAAATTTTAGCAATAAAAAGGGGAGGTGTCAACTGGATTTTGCCAGTTACCTCCCGTGGCATAGCGACGACGATATTCAATTATATTTAGAGATAATCTTTTCTTGCGTGATGGTCTGGTACTATTTTCCCAAGTACGATCCGTAAAAGTCCGTCTTCAAATGTGACTTCACGGACTTCTGTGTCGTCGGATAAAGTCCACACTCGTTTAAAATTTCTGCTAGCCACTCCCTTGTGGATAAACGTCCTATCCGATTCGGCATCTGATTTTTGCCCTTCGACAAAAAGCTTTCCATATTCTGTGAAAACATCGACCTCACCCTTCTTAAATCCCGCTAATGCAATCTCTAAGTGAGACTCTACATTATTTACCTGAATAAGATTGTAGGGGGGATAGTTTGTTGTAGTTTCGTGAAGATTAAATAAACGATCAAAATATTCATCCATTCCAATACTATTGCGAGTGATTCTTTCCATCAAAGCAGGAAGATCTGCAGCAGTAAACCGTGATGTTGCAAGGTTGGTCATTATGGTAGCTCCTTTAAAAGCGAGTTTGTGTTTTGTGGACCCTTTCGGCATCCTTATATAATTATAAGAGATTATAAAAAAAGACGGGTAGGAAACCCGTCCTTTTTTTATTCGGCATCTTCTACCTTTTTCTTTTTAGCACCAATATTGTATTTAGTTTCCAAAATCCAGTCCCCTTTGTCCTTATATGAAATAACCTTAATTTGATTTAAAGGAGCAATATCTACAATTTTTTCAACTTTTACAACTGTTATAAGACCCCAATCCGACAACAGTTGAATAATTCTGTTTCTTCTTTGAATATCATTCAAAGTCAGATTAGCATATTTACCATCTAAGGCAAAAAGTTCCTTAAAATGAACAATATAATAACGACCTTGTTTATGGAGAATATGACAAGATTGGTATATTTTCTTTTCTTTCCGTGATGCAACTCCAATACGAGTCAAGGTTTCACGAACTTTAAGAAAATCATCGGGTTCATTCAGAACCACCTCAATCATATGATCAGGTGACCAATTCACAACAGGTTCAACAATAGTACTCATTTCATTCCTCCAGTTTCAAATTTTGATTTTATAAAATTAATTTGCTCTTGTGTTAAAATTCTCAAGACTTGTTTTGCCTTTTCATCACTATATCCATAATAAAGTTTAATACAATTAATATCTTTAATTGTGTCTTTACGAATCCAAGGAGAAAATCTTTTTCTCTTCCTTAAACTATTTATATAAAAATCATACTGCATCTTTTTGGGAAGAGAATGAAACATATTCATTTCATTTGAGAACATTACTGTATCAATATGACCAGAAAAACACCGATTAATGATATAGGGTGGATATTCTTTTTCTGAATCTGGATTTTCATCCATTAAATTAATTTTTGTTTGATTTATTGAGTTTAACCAATCCTTAAGTTCAATTTTCATAATCAGGTTTGTGATACTTCAAGTATTCCCAAAAGGTTAATTTCATTTCTTTTTGCGTCATGCCACAATGGTTTGCGGCAGCAGGAAGAGTCATCTTTGCCCGAAACAAACCTTCATTTGCTTCTTGAACATTCTGTGGTGTTGTTTTTGCTGGAATCTCATGAAAAGATGTCTTATTAATTTTATAAAAACTCATTTAAATTCACACTCACACATAATTTCAGTTAATGCTGCTAGGAGGTTAATTTCTTGATCAGCCACGAACGCACATTGGTATTGATACTTAGCAATAATAAGAACGGCAGCTGGAATAGATTGGGGAAGCAGAACACTGCAAAGAGAGTCATAAACCCTGCGAAGAATGATAGAAGAATCGTTATCCAAGTTGGAGACCACCCACTTTCGGACTTCTGAGAAATTTTTTTCTTTAAGATGTTTAACAAGTTCATTTACAGTAACGTCCGAAAAAGATACAAGAATGCCAGAGTCTATTTTTCCTCCAGTAGAATACCTCTGACATTCATTAAGAATTCTCCTCCAATCAGGGAAATGAGAATTTATCAGTTGGGCAAGTACTTTCGGATCATATTTGATGCTCTCTTCATCCAAGATGTTTTGAAGACGCTTGAAGAAGGATCCTGCCAACTGGGCCTTTTCTCTTCCTTTGATGCTGAACTCGACCACAGCACATCGGGAATGGAGGGGTTCAATGATTTTGTTCTTGTAGTTACAGGTGAAGATGAATCGGCAGTTGCTATAAAATGCCTCAATATTCGCCCGTAGTAAGAGTTGTACGTCGTTGCCTGTGTTATCAGCCTCATCGATGATGATGACTTTGTGTTTACCAGTTCCTTGAAGTGAGACGGTCGAAGCAAAGTTCTTTGCTTGGTTTCGTACAGTATCCAGGAAACGTCCTTCGTCAGATCCGTTAATGACATAAAAATCTACTCCTAACTCATTACATAGTGCCTTTGCTACTGTAGTCTTACCAACACCAGGAGGACCAGCAAGAAGCAAATTTGGAATTTCACCCTTATTTAGAAAATCAATAAAGGTCTTCTTAATATTATCTGGTAAAATACAATCTTCAATTGTCTTTGGTCGCCATTTTTCCACCCACAAAAAATCTTCACGCATAATTATAAATCCAATTTGGCATTCTATCAGGAATTTTTAGGTAATTGTCCTTTACCCAAGGTTTAGACGCAACATACTTTTGATATGCTGTTGGGGTATCAATACTTTCATCAAATTTGTATTCGTCGGGCATTGCCCTTGTGAATTCTACCACATTTTTATAGATAGAAATTTCCTTTCCACTTTTAGTAGCAAAAATATTCTCTGCTACTTCAAGTCCTTTCATACAAGCGTGGTCTTTACCATAACGATGCCGATACTCATTACAAAGGGCAAATCCGTGCCGAATCAACCAAGCAAGGTTTTCGTGGGATTTTGCTGCCCATTGAGTACAAGGATGATTACGGAACGCACCCTTCTCTGTACTGTACGGCAGACCGTCTTTTTTGGGAATGTATCCCCAATTATAGTACCACTTGGAGAAGATGACAGAGACCATCTGACAGGTCTCCAGGGGCATTTTAACTACGTGTTTATCAGGAAGTGCCGCAGCAGAAATTACAGGACATTCATCGACGACAAAAATATTCATAATATAAAATTAAAAATCAAGAAAAATTGGAGTCAGGTTCCAAAGCAATATAATAAGTCAAATTATAACGTTCGTTTGTGAATTTAGACAGAAGTTTTTCTGACACAACTACATCATAAGAACCAGGAATAATCTTAATGTTTTCTACCTTGAAGTTAAAAGTGAATTCTTTATCAGTCTCACCAACTACAATAGAGTACTCGTTGGAAGTATCATTCTTCTTATCACGAACAACCAAACGGATTACACCTGATTCACCAACAGCAGAAAGATCTGGGAGTTGATAAACTGATGATGCTTTGATTAGTTTATCAAGTTGCGAATGTTCTAGTTGAAAACAAACATCTTCAGAAGGAAGTGAAATTTCTTTTTCTGGTGGTGAGACAATTACTTCAGGGTCAGCAAAGAAATATTTTACTCGACGTTTTCCTTCACGAATAATAACGTGCGAATCATTCCCAAAGTCAAGATCAGGGTCTTGGTGTAGTCCCAATCCATTTAGAAATTGGTTAAGGTCATAAATCGCAAAGTTTTTTGGGAATTCTTCCTTAATTTCTGCTTCCGCAAGAATGTTCTTCATCACAGAAATACTACGCAATTTATTTCCTTTTTTGATAAGGATACTTTGGTTAATGGAAGAAAAATTTTTTAAAATTGCCAAAGTTTGTTCAGATAATTTCATTTTTTAATATTGTAAATAGGTAAGTTTAGTTTGTTCTTCCAATGATAAGGAGCAAAAAAGTTCCCAAGCAGCGGAAAGTTGAGCATTTGATTTTTTTCTATGGCAATCGTTACATAGTGGTTGTAAATCTGTAATTTCTTTTTTTATACATTCCCAACTCATGGAGGATGGTCTTTTATTCCAAATTATATTACCACTAGTATTCCCAGTTCTAAGTTTTGTTTGTTTTTCTTTTTCGGAAGAAGTTCTTGGCATAATATGATCAAATTCAATATTTTTGGTTGATCCGCAGGACACACATACTCTCCCAACGTTTTCAAGCAAATATTCCTTTTTTTTGTAGTAGTGATCTCTTTGTAGTTGCCTTTGCCTTTCTCTATTTTGAGATTTCCATTCTTGTTGATATTCTTTTTTAGTTTTGTCTTTATATTCGTTTTTGGGCATAAATATTTTTCATCTAATAGTATTTAGAAAAATATTTATGTTAGTGGTCTTTTCAGAAAGTTTCATAGTTTGAGATTTAAATTTCACTTGTTTTCAACGAGATTGAGATGATTAATCAAAAGAATAGTATAATGCAAAACTTTAAACAAGTCTGCTCTTGGTGTTCCTTTGGTATCATA